AAGCTCATATTAAAATAATTCGATGTAGTATCGCAGCTCAATTTAGTATAATCTCCAAATGGATATATTATTTCTCCCGTTTTATAATCTTCTAATTGATAATATGCCGAACCAGCTTGTAAATATTTTGATTGGTCGTATTCGAATGGTGTCCCAAATGATTTCAATGGATACAAATCTCTACATTTAACTCGTATCTTAACGGTGGAATCCGTTGGGTATTTTGTTTTTAAATTAGTTAAAACTACCTTATATCCTTCTTCCGCTGAACCTGTTGTTGGTAATAAACTACCGGTGACAAATGTACTATCATCCCATACTATTTCTAATTTTGGTTCGTATATTGTATTTGTTTCTTTTGAAAAGAATTTCAATACACCATAATCCAATGTATCTGCTTCATTATTTAATCCATGTCTGATAATAAATCCATTATTTGTAATAGAACCACTTCTCCATAGATTTATAATGTTGGTCACATCCATTCTAATATCCGATTCTTCATAATTATATGATTGAGATGATTGCGATGCAGTGTACCATGTGCCACCCTCCGCATTCGCAGAACCAGTCGTTCCTGCTGCAAATATAGCTGAACCCCCTATTGTGTTATCTTGCCAAGTGTCAACTCCGTTTCTATATTTCCAGCTTACTCCATCTGATGTTATATTATCAAATTTAGTGCCAGTTCCCATAGACCAACTTTGTGAAACCGCATTAGCGTATATAGTATATTCTAATGGAATTTCTTCGGCATTGGCTGATTTGAGATTTAAATAAATTTTAGAACCACTTGGTATTTCCAATGTATCTATATTGAATTTAATTAAACTTCTTGCTATGTCTTTTATAGAACCATAGTATAGTTTACCGACTTCCAATATCTCATCTCTACCAGCGTTTTGCTCTGGCTGTTGTAGGTAAATACTGGCATCGTATGTGGATGTTATAAATTTGTGCATATTATAATGAGCGTCCTTTTATGTTTTTATTTGGATATTTTACTTCAAAAATACAAGGGTCTAATGACGGATATATAATCTTACCGTTAGTTGCTTCCTCTATATTATATGCATTTGATGAATAGTTTCCATCTCCCCCGCATAGGTTGTATATTTTTACGGATGGCACACTCATAACACCATCTACATTTGCTAATATTAATTCAATTTCAGAAATATTGATTGGTTTATTGAATGTCCAATTATCTATATTGAAATGATTTTGAATTTCAATTAAACAATTTGCAACAACTTCCCGTTTATTATAATTTGAATAGCATACTACTTCAAAATCAACTCCTATATTTACAATAAATCCATCTATAATATTAACGCTATCGGTTAGCATTCTGTATTCCGCTAAATATGTTTTTAGATTTTGCTTAACTGCTTGGTTTATTTGAGTTAATTTTTTATTAACATCATATCCCAATACATACATATTAATTGCAAACGGATTATTTGATGCGGCAATTGATGTAGATTTTTGAGAAAGATATTTAACTAATTGAGTGTGTATCTCCGATTTAGATTTATTTTGCAATCCCTCAACGACTCCAACAAATTCTGCTATATTTTTGGGTGATGCTAATATAGATGCGGGTGAATTATCATCAATCTCTCCATCCGCACTAACATATACTTTTGCAACACTACCATATCTTTCTGGCATAGATAATGCTCTAACTGTATAATCTTGTCTGGTAACTGCTCTGTTTTGTGAGCCAAACATAGCTAATGCGTTTTGACGAATCTCTTCAATCGATTCAACTCCCCTACCACCAACTGCTGATTCTAAATTCTCAACTGCTACTGTTGATTTTATAGCATTATAATTATTTAACTCGGCATCGCTACTGAATGATAGTAAATCTTCTTCAAATTCCAATCTACGAATTGATGTTAAATCTCCTTGATTTATATTAGAACTAATTCCACCGCCAACTAAATAAGTTATAAGTAATTGAGTATTAACCGGAACTATTCCAAATGTATTTGTTTTTAAAAAATTAGATGGGTCAATTCCTTGATTCAATCTACTAATAGAATTAGCTAATCCTAATCCTACATTTTTTAAATTTGGCAAAATTACTTCATCATTTAACAATACATCACCACTACCAAATTGTAGTGTCATAGTATCATCCGAATTTATTTTTGTTGAAAATCTGTGTGGAACTTTTTGAACTTCTAAAATATATGGAACGGTAGATGATGACATACTCAATTGTCCAGCATTAGATTCGGTATTGGGTTGTTCTACAAATATACTTTCTTGTCCCAAATATGGAACTTCATAATATTTTACATTATTATTGATATCGGTGACTGATGTTATTTGGATTATATTAGTATCCCTTAAATTAGCCGTTGGATATTCATCGTATGCACCAAATGAAATTGTAGTCGATAATTCTCTCGCCGATATTACCTTTACACGTTTAGTGATTAAATATTGCAATGGAGTTCCATTACTATCTCGCTCATATACTTCAACTTCTCTATCAACGGGATTACTAAAATCGACTGTATCAATTGTTCTAAATACAACTTCACTATTAGTTGATGATTGTATCTCCATACCATCTTTTATTTTAAGATAGTATAATTCATTTGGTTCATAATCGGGTGCACCCTTTGTAGGTATCAATTGATATACATTCAATGTTGTTATGGCAGGTGATGTAACTTTTGGTTTATATCCCATTGATTGTGCCAATGCTAATACGTTTTTACGTTCCGTAGCATGTGCTAACATCGATTCTTTTAACTGTGTGTCTTGATAAAATGCCAAAACATCGCCTAATGCAGCCGCTTGTTCGATGAATACCATTCCAGGAGATGATTCATTGAAATCCGAATATGTATTAGGAAAATAAGTTTTAGTATAATCTATAAGATTTTGTTTGAAAGAATCGAAATCCTTTCCCACATAATTTAAAGTTCTATTAGTTCCAAAAGTTTTTTTAATAGGATTTATTGCCATTTTATTTTTCTACATTTATTTGTATCGATTCCAATAACGATGGATTCGATTGTAATGAAAATTTAATATCTAATGCTATACGATTATTATCGATATCATTATCATTATAATCAAATATTATTTCGTTTATACTCAAATATGGTAACCAAACCGAAACTGCACTTAAAATTGAATTTTCAATTGAAGTTTCTATATTATCCATTGGCTCAAATAAAATTTTCCAAATATCACATCCAAATTCAGGTTGCATCAATCTTTCACCCTTTTTGGTTAATATTAAATTTTTTAAATTATCTTTAGCTTGAGATAACGTTGTATAATTTACAGCAAAAATTCCGTTTGAATCAGAACTTCTATTGATTCCGATTCCAAGTATTTTATAATTATTTTGCGTTAAATCGGTAACGTTAACCCTGCCAAGTTCTATTGCCATTATTTAAATCCTTTATATTTTGAATAATACATATAAATGTATTAAAATCTGGAAACCAATTCCGAATAGTTTCTAGTAAGAGCTTTAATCGTTGCATCTTGTAATGCATCGCCCGTTGGTTGAAAATTTGGAATATTTGTCGGAACATTTTCACCTCTGTAATCCATAGTTTCCCATCCATCCGAATCTACTTCCATTTGCGGTTGCATCATATCTAATACACTACCAACCGATTGTGCCGATTCTTTTCTTTGGTCGGATGTGAATGGTTGTGTCATATTCAAAATTTCATTTATCATTGGGTCTTTTGCATATTCTCTCGTGATAGGGCGGTTAGCCGATACGTTGGGTTGCTTTTTTATCGATTTAGTGGCAACTTCGGATACCCGCTTCAAAGAAGTAGTTGGTGATTTTCTTTGAGAATTTAATGTAATGGCGCCCGATTTTATCAACTTAGCTAATTCTTCTTTAACTTGCTGTTTGACTTCGCCTCTAACGACTTTTTCAATCAAGCCTACAATTGATTTTGAATCCATAATGTTATATATGTTTAGTAATAAATATTGAAATATTAAATTATCCTATGATTTTATATCCATTCCAATTTATTATAGCAGGTGCAGGTGGGGATGGTGGTGGATATTGTGCCATGACCGTCATTACTCCACCTACTCCAAGTAAGTGAGTTTTAGCTAAATTTACAAACGGATTAATCAGTGCATTCGTTTGAAAACTAAATTGTAATGTGGGTCGTATGAAATGTATATTAGGTATATTTGGTATTTTACCGTTAATCAACTCCAATGCAGTTGCCATCAATTCCTCTTTTGTTGGAATCTTTTCATCTATCATTTTTTGAAATTCCTCTTTTGTTGGTATTTTTGGTATGTTAATATTTGGTAATTGAATTTCAGGTATTACTCCATTTATAGTATCTTTAAGATATTGTTTTATCTGTTCTTTTGTTGGTTTTGGATTTGGAATATTATTAGAAATTTCTACGACTGTTTGAACATATGATATAATTGGCGCTAATATTATTTCTTCAATTGGAATTATAAGTTGTTCTTTTAATTGTTCCATTGCCTCGTCTAATAATTTAGCAGTTATTTTTTCA